GTCGCGCATTTCTGCATTGTCAAAACTTAGTTCAATGAATTTATCTTCCAACTCAACCATTTTTTCTGCTATGGTATATATGCGACTTTTTAGATCGTCGTTCCAGATTTCGTTGTTCTCTTTGATGAATGTCTTGAATAACTTAATCATGTTTTCAGCATGCATGGTTTCGTCTACAATTGACCAGGTAACAATCTGGCCCATGCCCTTCATTAAACCATGACGAGGAAAATTAAGAAGCATGATAAAACTACTAAACAACTGCATGCCCTCTGTAAAAGCACTGAAGACGGCGATGTGTGTCGCAGTTGAAGCCGTGTCACCGTTTCTCGAACTGAGCTCCGTAACATAATCGTGTTTGTCCTTCATGGCCTGGTATTCCAAGAACTCGTTGTAGGTGCTCTCGGGCATGCCCAGGGTTTCGATTAAATGACTATAAGCAGCTATGTGCAGTGCTTCACGAGCCGCAAAGCCCATGAGCATCATTCTAATCTCAGGTTGTGGGAAATAGGGTAGATAGTTTTTAACATATCCCCCGGCTACGTCAATGTCGCCCTGAGTGAAAAATCGAAATATGTTGGTCAAGAAATGTTTCTCTTCCGCAGTTAATTTCTTTTTCCAGTCTTTTACATCTTCCATCATGGGCACTTCGGTATGTAACCAATGTGCCTGTTCGTGCTTGAGCCATGCATCATATGCCCAAGGATAATTAAATGGTTTAAAGTATTCGCGCGTGTCGGTTAGTTTATGTGTCATTTTATTTATTACCTGTTTAGATTTTAAAGTTAACGCTAGAATCACCTATACCTATTTTTCCTGTTGGAAATAAATTAAATGCCAATGAATATCTAGCATCTTTACCGGAATATTTGCTAATTCTATGTCTTAGTATACTAGGAAAAAACACAAGAAGATTTTTTTCCGGCTGAATGACAATTCTTTTGCTTGTTAAAACATTTAATTCAGTGGGGTCATTAACTAATATAGATTCTCCTTTAATTCCGTCATCAGTAATCACTAAATTTCCACTGCCGTCGATATTATCATTTTTATAAAGCACTGCGCTATAGTAAGAATTCTTATGACAATGATACTGGCAAAATCCACCTGTTTCAGTTTTTGTCATCCATGATGTAGTTATATTAAAATCGGTATTTTGTAATTTAAGAGTATCATTTTTAAATTTATAAAAATAATCCAACATTATTTTTTTGACATCAGGTAATGTGTCTAATATTTGCATGTTTTTGGTGCTATAAGTTAAGTGCGCATCTTCTTCAGTATTAGATTGAAAAAAATCTAAATTTTCAATTTCATTCCACAAAGTAGACATATCTTCAGATACATGAACTGTGGCTATGATTGATGGGAAAACTGGTACTATTTCAAAGTCATACTTAATGGACATACTAGTTGCACCAACTAGATTTAGCTTCGCCAAAGTATGGACGAGCCAGGTTATTTTTGATAAGCAATGAACTTAATTTTTGTCCATCCAAAATAACATCACCTAATACACGACCACCAAATTTATCCCAGCTTACTAGTTCAATCTGAATCTGTTTGGCATTTGCAATGGCTTTCTTGGTAAAATTTGTAGCTGCCTGACCGCCCAGAGCCTCGGACTCACACTTGGCACGTGGAGCTTTTTCTGGAGTATCTACACCTAAAACTCTGATGGATAGTTCTGGTTTTAGGGGAGCTGGTAAATAGGGTGCTTCAATGACAACGGTGTCGCCATCTTTTACAGCCAAAACTTTAAAGTTATGTATTTTCCCTTCTGTAGTTTTTGCAACTATAACTGTAGGTAATAAAAATAACATCAGAGCTAGTATTAATTTATTTTTCATGTTGGTCCTTGTTGATTAATTTTGGTGAATGTTGAGGTAATTCTGGTTGGTCAATTACCTGATTTCTTTTTTTCAATTCTAACTCATAGGTTCGATTTCGTAAATCTGAACTACTGTATGTATGTTCTCTTGGATGATAATATAATTCTATGCCTCTGTCAATACAGTACTGTTTGCCTGTAAAGTCTCGGTTTAGATATTCCTCACTTAGAAAGCGTATGTGAATGGTCTGTGTCATGATCAGATTTAATAACTCAGCTTCGGTATCATAAACTAGGATCTCATCAACGTACTTGCAGCCCTGTAGCTGTACATAGCGTTCATAGATGCTTTGTACGGGTCGATTCTTTACGCCTGGGCGATCCATGGTTGGGTCGGTCTGCAGAGCTACTTTTAAATAGTCGCAGCGTTCCTTTTCCATTTTAAGCATGGTAACATGTCCAGCATGTAATAGATCAAAACTACTGCAGTTAAATCCTATTTTCATTACCAATGTTTCCAAATGTTAAGTATAATATGTATGCAGGTAATCATTTCAACTGTGCGAAAAAACCACCAAACTTTAGGATTGTTCATTTAAATAAAGGTCCATGTGCCCAGGTAACCAGGCTGTATCTACGACCTGATTTAACTGGAGTTACTTCGTGTAATATGTTGCTGGGAAATACCACCACAGTGCCTCGTTCCCGGGGTACTGTCAGTGGCTTTTTATGACCTACATGCAGTTTTAAATCGCCACCAGTATAATCATCTGGATCAGATAGCTGTATGGTCATGCTTAACTTACGACTGGTCATCTGACTGACTATGCCATAGGCACAATCTACATGAGGACCATAAAATTCTCTACGTCCAGCATCATAGCGAGTAAATTGTAGAGGCTCAAACTGATCTAAATCAAATCCATAGTTTTCCTGATTTAATTTAACAAACCCTGCAATTATGGTGTCAAATATCCATTGACTTTTTTCTGTAGGATAAATCCAGCTGATCTTACAGGTTCGAGTACGTGAATCATTTTCACCCTGAGCCAGGCGACTTTCTTCCTGAATCTGTTCATAGCCCAGGTCTATGATGCTGTTTAATTGAGCCTCGGTAAATACCCGAGCCGCAACAAACGGCTCTATTTTTGCTTCGCGAAGTTTCAATTATCCCTCGCAGGCCAAACACTCGTTGCCTTCGGCCAGAGCAGTTAGATCAATTTCCTTGATGACTTCGCGTTCAATGCGTTTACTTACCTTGTCTGCCTTGGCAATTTTATCGCTGCGGCAATAATACATGGTCTTTAGACCTGACTTCCAGGCCTGGAAATGAACTGCATGTATGTATTTGATGTTGCTGTCTGGGCGGAAGAATACATTTAGGCTCTGAGCCTGATCTATGTATTCCTGACGATCTGCTGCATGCTGTATGATCCAGCGTTGATCAATCTCCATGGCTGTCTTGAACACATCCTTGGTGTATTCGTCCAGATATTCCAGATGCTGTACACTACCATCGTTGGCAATGATGCTGCTCCAGGCTTCGTCATACTTGTCGCCGGCCTTTTGTTTTAGAATAACATCCAGATACTTGTTCTTGTTCAGGTGACTGCCACTCAAAGTGTCTTGACGGTAAGCATTAGCACGATAAGGCTCAATACTAGGACTGGTATTACCCATGATGATGCTTGTACTAGCATTAGGAGCAATGGCCAACATATGACTAAAGCGTAATCCTGTGCCCTGGGCATCAGGGGCTTCTCCTCGTTCCGCTCCGAGTTTTTTATTGGCTTCATCTAGATGTTTCCTTACATGATTGAAGATGCGTTTATTTAAACTGACAGCTAGTGCACTTTCCCAGGCCAGATTTTTTCTTTGCAATAAAGCATGCCAGCCAAGAGCACCAATGCCAATGCTCCGCTCCCTAGCAGCACTGTACTTAGCCCTAGAAATAACATCAGGAGCATTATCGATAAAATATTGAAGAACATTATCAAGCATCTCAGCAATGTCTCTAAGAAATAATGGATGGTCTTTCCAATCATCATAATACTCCAGATTTAGACTACTTAGACAACAGACCGCAGTACGTTGTTCGTTGGTAGGTAAGATAATTTCACTACAGAGGTTACTCTGATGAATCTTCAATCCTCGTTCTTTTAACCAGTGTGGGAGTTTTCTATTTGATTCATCAATGAAGTGCAGATAGGGTTCACCAGTCTGCATGCGCATTTCTAAAATGCGTTGCCAGAGCTCTCGGGCACTGACGGTTTCGCGAATCTCACCACTGTGTGGATCCTTTAATTGCCAGCTGTCATCGGCATCCTTGTCCAACATGCAACGTTCAATGATCTGCATAAAGTCGTCAGTGATGTTGATGCCATGATGCAGATTTAAACAGCGCATATTTTGATCGCCGGTTGGCTTGCGCATTTCCAAGAACATTAAAATATCAGGATGGCTAATGTCCAGATAAGCAGCATAACTACCGCGACGAGTACGGCCTTGGCGATAAGCCAGACTGCCAGCATCATACATTTTAAGATGAGGCATAACGCCAGTAGACTTGTCATCAGCAGACCTGATTCCAAAGCCAATACCAACACCACCGCCAAGCATAGATAACCAATTAGTTTCACTTAGATTTTCCACTAGGCCTTCGGCCGTGTCCTCGATAAAATTCAAAAAGCATGATATAGGCAGGCCTCGTTTGCTTCGGCCAAAACTTAACACTGGGGTTGCATAGCTTAACCAATGCTGGCTGGCATAATCATACAGACGTTGTGCATGAGCATCATTGCTGCCAAAGGTTTTACTTACAAAAGCAAAACGATGCTGAGGACTGGTTTCATCCTCCTTCATGTAGCTTTCTTTCATTCTGATTAGACCAAGCTCGTCAAAGAGCTCATCTCTGCTGAGATCTATCTCTAGTCCTAGATATTGCATGTTAATCCTTTAAAAAATCTATTATATAATACAGCTCAATCAGTGTCAATTAAACTATGGATTTATTTTCTTTTGTTCACGCACCCAGTCCTGCAGTGCCTTTAATTGTTCTTTTACTTCGTAGAAGGTTCCGTAGTTGAGGACGGTGGTGTCGAGGAGTCCAGAGAGCGTAACGTCTCGGGTGGTTCCTTCATTAGTTCCTGGGGCGG